TGGTGGTCTTCTTCAACTTGTTGCTTATGGTGCTCAGGATGTTTATTTAACTGGCAATCCTCAAATAACTTTTTTCAAAGTTGCATATCGTCGTCATACTAATTTCGCATTAGAAGCAATCGAACAAACTTTTAATGGTAATCCTGGTTACGGACAACGCGTAACATGTCAAATATCTCGTAATGGCGATTTAATAAATCGTATGTATTTACAAGTTAAATTACCAGCTGGTGGAAGTACTTATTATAACTTCTATGGATTACGTCTGTTAAATTATGTTGAAATTGAAATCGGTGGTCAACGCATAGATAAGCATTATTCCCATTGGTTATATGTATGGAATGAATTAACTCTACCACGATCAAAGAGACATGGATATAATGAGATGGTTGGTGCTTATGGTGCTAATAAAGTTAATAACACATTATATATACCTCTTGAATTTTGGTTCTGCCGTAATGTTGGTCTAGCTTTACCGCTAATTGCATTACAATATCATGAAGTTAAGGTTAATATCAATTTTGAGACTCAAACTAAATGTATGTCTGGTGCTACTCCTTCATCATTTACGGCTTCTCTATGGGTTGATTATATTTATCTCGATACTGATGAACGTCGCCGTTTTGCCCAATTATCTCATGAATATCTAATAGAACAACTGCAATTTACCGGCGAGGAAGCTGTTACCTCATTATCCATAAAACCAAAATTAAATTTTAATCATCCTTGCAAGGAATTAATATGGTTTATAAGTAATAATACCGGAAATAACTGGTTTAATTATACTACATCATCAGCTATGCTTCCTGTTGCACCAAGTGCTTCATCTCTTACAGCTGATACAAATGATGAATTATATGGTGGTATTCCAACTATTGCTAATGTATCATTAGCACAAACTAATATAGATTATGATAAATCTGGATGCTCTTCTAATAGCCGCCCAGCTAATCCGGTTAAATCTGCTAAATTAGTATTAAATGGTAATGATCGATTTGCTGAGCGCCCTGGACGTTATTTCAATTTAATCCAAACTTATCAACATCACGAAAATATACCAACTAATGCTGGTATTAATGTATATTCATTTGCTATAAAACCAGAAGAACATCAACCATCTGGAACTCTAAATATGTCTCGTATTGATACTGCGGTTCTTAACATAACATTACAAGATGCTATTAATACTAATTATGCTCCTCTGACTGGTAATTATAATTTATATGTATATGCAGTCAATTACAACGTCCTCCGTATTCTCTCAGGTATGGGTGGTTTAGCGTATTCAAATTAAATATTATACATTTTTTTTCTCCTATTATAGTATAAAGAATATAGCATAAATGGGTGGTGGTCTTCTTCAACTTGTTGCTTATGGTGCTCAGGATGTTTATTTAACTGGCAATCCTCAAATAACTTTTTTCAAAGTTGCATATCGTCGTCATACAAATTTCGCATTAGAAGCAATCGAACAAACTTTTAATGGTTCAACATCATTAGGTTCTCGTGTAACTTGTCAAATAACTCGCAACGGCGATTTAATAAATCGTGTGTATTTTGTAGGAACTATTCAAAATACTAATGTTGCCGGTAATGCTGGAGCGATAAATAATCCAATTGCTTTAGTGCCTTATTTTGGTCTTAAATTATTAAAAACTATTGAATTAGAAATTGGTGGTCAACGTATTGATAAGCATTATTCAGAGTGGCTATATATATGGAACGAACTTTCATTACCAATAGGAAAACGCGATGGTTTTAGATTAATGGTTGGTGGTGATAGATATAATCGCTCAATTATATTAGATGCTCAACAAACTTATTCAGTTTACGTTCCTCTTGAATTCTGGTTCTGTCGTAATGTTGGTTTAGCTCTTCCATTAATTGCCTTACAATATCACGAAGTAAAAATAAATATTGAATTTGAATCAGGTGCTAATATGGTTGATTTTAATGCCAATTATTCAGATCGTGCAACAGCATTAATTGATTCTGCTACTTCTCCAGCATCTATATCTGGTATTAAGAAAAATAGTGAATTAGCATCGTCTCCGGCTACCAAAGTTTCATTAGCTAATGCTTCATTATGGGTTGATTATATCTTCCTTGATACTGATGAACGCAGACGATTCGCCCAATTATCTCATGAATATCTTATTGAACAATTACAATTTACAGGAACTGATACTGTTTCTGGAAGCACTAATTCAACATCTCTAAAGAGCATCCGTATGAATTTTAATCATCCTTGCAAGGAATTAATATGGGTAATTAAACCAAATCAAAGTTCATCTGCTAATTCTATCCCACCCTATTGGAATAATTTTACTACTCGCGACGCTGACAATAACTATATCATAGGTAAAAATCCAGTAACATTAGCTAAAATACAATTAAATGGAAATGATCGATTCACCGAACGTATTGGATCTTATTTCAATCTAGTTCAACCATATCAACATCACGAATATACCCCCAATCTTTTTAATAATGGTATTAACGTATATTCATTTGCCATAAAACCGGAAGAACACCAACCATCAGGAACTCTAAATATGTCCCGTATAGATACTGCCGTATTATCATTAGCATCATCTGTATCTGGAACTATTTATATATTCACCGTGAATTATAACGTTCTACGCATACTATCCGGTATGGGTGGTTTAGCTTATTCAAATTAAGTATTAAAACAACATCCTATTTTTTTTTCTTCTATTTTATCAGAATTAAATAAAAGTTTATTTTTGGTTGATTCGACTGTTAATTTAAGAAATTCCAATTCTCGTTTATTAGTTAATTTTTTAAGTTCTATATCATGTGATACTTTAATACGATTGAATTTAATGATGTCTTTAATTCTTACATTCTCAAATATATTAATATCTTTAATTTCTCTATTATAAGTTTCAACATTTTCAACCATTTTATCAAATAATTCAGGTGTTAAATTATTAGATGCTGTGAAATATTCAATTAATTCTTTTTGTTTATTATATAAAGTTTTATAATTAAATAAAATATCATGTATATTCTTGAGTTTTTCCATATTTTCGCGATAATTTCTAAATTTAACTATCGAACTTAAAATAGTTAGCAAAGTTCCCAATACTAATGTTATTAAATTAATAATTAAAGTTATACTTTCTTTTGAAATAATTAAACTCATATCAGAATTAATATTATCATGTTGATAATTAATTAATGTTAATCCAATTGCATCTACGAAAGTTATGACAGTAGATATAATTAATATTAATAATGAAATTCTATTATATCTAAAATAAATTAAATCATATTTTGCAGAAATTATATATAAAGAGGTAGAAATTTTAGTTTTATTTTCTTTAATATTTTTTAATAATTTATCAATTTTATAACTAATTTCATTATCTGGTAAATTACTACTACCTTCTGTTTGACATTCGGTATTTGTTCTTCCATTCAATTCATATAAAGTAAGAAGTTTATTATTTTCAACGGAATGTGGTGAATTTTGAATATTAATCAAATCACCATGTACTGAATTATATCTATTTTTATTATTATTATCCTCTATTAATACTATTAGTTCATTTTCAATCATAGACATTATATATTAATTAATAATAATTTTTTATTATTAATATGGCAATTATACAACTAATAACTATAATTAAAAAATCACGGACATTATAAGGACGGTTAATCTTATAATTCGTATTATAAATAACATTTACCATTTTAATAGCATTAGTTACAGCTGATTCCATAGAAGTAAAATGAACTTTTGCATCGCCATTATGAGTTCCTAATGTATAAATATTATTGTTATTATGCGATTTTAAATAATTATAGTTAGAAGTTTTAATAAACGCAGTTTCATTAGAAACCCATTCATTATTTATATATTTATTATTGATAAACATTAATGTCGGTATTGGTAATTTTTTATAAATTTCTTTTAGTTGTCTAAATACCTCATCAAATATTTCTTTTTCATCATCACATTCATTCGCTGTTTTATTTATATATTTACTTTTTTTATCATTTATAGTAATAGCACAGCTAATTACTGTTTTAGATTGTGATTCTTTGAATGTCATATAATCGCTCAATACAATTGCAGCAATTCCCCAATCAGTATTACTATACATACCATATAATTTACGATCAATATCTAATTTATAATTCCAGTGATATGTAATAGATATATATTCATTATATTCGGTATTTTTTGAAAATTTAGTTAAATCATTAAAATCCATAAATGAATTCTTAATATCTTCTGGTGAATTATGTAAAATTTTAACTAAATTTTCAGGTGGTAATGCTAATATTAATTTTTTTGTTTCAAATATTTCATTTGCATCAGTTTCTATTTTCGTTATTTTCCCATTTTCAACAATCTTTTTAATACCAGTTTTTAATTTAAAGCTAATATTTCTTTTCTTTAAATACTTTTCCCATAAAAAGAATAATAATTCATCATTAGGTTTAATAGGTTGATAAATATTATATAAAATAAATTCGCTAATTATGTTAAAATAACTGTGGAATGATATTTTAGAGCTATCGCCACCATCCATAAATCTGCACATACGATCTATATAATTTCTTGCTTTTTCGGTAAAATTATTATCATCCATATAATTTTTTAATGAAATATTTTTTTTATAATCAACATTCACTAATAAAATAATAAAATCTTTTATCATTATAAATATTTCACGAATAGTAAAATAATTATTTTTAGCAACCGTATATAATATTTCTAAAAATGATAAATTAAATTTTTTGAATACTTGATTAAATTTTAAACCTATTTTACCTAAAATCATTTTGAGATTAACATAATTATTCGAATATATTCTAGGTCCATGTTCGCAAAAATAAAATTCATTCTCATATTTCTGTCTATTTACTTTATGACATCCGCCAATCACACTATCTTTATCAATAATAAGAATATTTTCATTTTTGTCTGCTAATGTTGCGAACGTTAAACCCGATGGACCAGCTCCAACGACAATACAATCATAAACAACCATTATTTATAATACTTATCTATATAATAAAATAGATATGATTTCATTTAATA